AGTAACCATTGCATATCTACCTAAATCATTCCCTGCATCTGTTTCATAAGCAACTAATTGTTTTGTACTTTCATAACCATCAGGTTTAGGAATTGTAGTTTTAATAGTTGCACTATTGTAGGTATTAGAACCCGATGTAATAGATGAAGCATGATCTAAATGTACACGATATACATAATCATCTAAAGTATCAGCAGTATCCCGTGTATCTGTTACAAAATGACCACTATCATCTAATTTCATAGAATATCTAAGCATTTGATCTTTATTATTATTTCTTGTAATAACATATAAAGCATCATCCAAAATGCAGTGATATTGAATATTTCCTGTTACTGTCCATGTAGTCCAAGATTGTAATAATCTTCTATCACCAGTAGTAAAATATTTAAAACAGAAAATTTTATCAGTATTCTTTTTACTAAAAAATACAACTGAGTTTTCTCTTGATACTGAAATTATTTCTATATCTTTATCTAATAATCTAGAAATAACTTTACTTTGATCAATAACATCTGGTTCACCCTGTCTTACAACGTTAGACATTTCAAAGAAACGTGTATATTGATTAGCATTATCAATGAATGCAACGGTTGTACCGAGAGATACCGGATTTGTTTTAGAATTAAAGTTATAAGAAGCTACTGCATTTAATTTAGCAGTTTCTGGACTTAAGACATCACTGTCTGTAGTCAACATAAATTGCTGATTCTTAGTAAATAATAATAATCCAGCATTAACTTGGATACCATCATATACTATAGCCGGATATTCAGAACTACACGAAAGATCAATAACATCTTGAGGTGTGAATGTAGTAGCAGTCTTAGACCAGAAGTTAAAAAACTCTCCAGGTCTTGACATGATTACGTTTTCATCACTTAGAAAAACTAATCTGTTTCTAAAGAAAACTAATTGATTAATTGTATTGCCTACAAATGAAGGTTCTGGGTTAGTTAAAGAATCTCCAACTAAAGCATTTTCCCAAGTAACTTGTGAAACAGTAAATGTCCCATTAGCTTGCCTAACCAATTGAATAGGCATAGTGCCTTTATCAAACTCTATATTTCTACCAGGTTTTGCACATTCTTCCCATACTCCGTCTCCATCCCTATTGTTATGACCATAGAATTTAACGTAATAATCGTCAGCCTCAGCCTCACTATTTGCAACTTTGACAACATATCCATGTTTACATTGACTAGGTAAATCATCTACATTCTTAACCTGACTAGACATTACTCTAATTAGATCGCTTGATGGTGCAGTTATATTAAATGTACCTTGAGCTGTAGGACGAGTTATATATAAACCAGTACCTATTTGTTTAACTTCATATCCGTTAGCAGAATCATCTCTAAATTGATATAAGCTATTTGTTCCACTATAATTAGTTCCTAATATACCTTTTCTTATATCGCCAAGAATACTTGTAGCAGTTATTGCTGTTTCAGTATCAAAGGGTGTTGGGTTAGGGCGTACTAAACCTAAATTAGATTGAATATTTGTAGTACTTATAGATTCAACAGTAACTTTGTAGTAGGCATCTTGCATCCAAACATGGAAATAATCACCTTGCTGCCATTCAGAACCTCCATAAAGAAGATCAAACGTAGTAGTGTATCTTGCTTGATATGTAGTCTCTTGGTTTTCTCCAGATCCAGTTGTATAAGGTACTGATTGTCCTATAGTTCTAATACGAAAATAAAGATTCTTACCTCTGTTAACGGAAGAATCACTAGAATTTTTTACATCAATAGTGTATGTATGGTTTCCAGATATTGCTTCATCTGTAAGACTTCCACCATCAGTAACATCAAATACTTTAGTCCCTACGTTTGGTGCAAATGCATCTCTACCATCATTAGCAGAATCATCACATCTAGTAGCATCAGACAGTCTTTGTGATCTACTTCTTAACGAACCATCAGTATGACAATAATTATTACTTGATTTAACTAAATCAACCCTTATCCTTGTAGCGGTATTAATGGCAGTTGTGGTTGTATTATCAAATAAATTAACGGCATATTGTCTTGCATAAGATGTAGCTTTTAAATCTATAAAAACTTCAGGAGGTCTAACAGTTTCAATCGTGTTAGACATTGCTACTGTCTTAGTTCTATTAGTTATAAATGTATAATCGTTTAAAGTTAAAGTTTGAATATCGTGATCATCAGTATGTGTTAAATAGTTTGCTAAAGCAGTTGCGGTGCCAGAGTCATAATTAACAGTCTGTGCTGCACCATCACTACATCTCCACATATTTATATCACCTGATCTAGAGATCTGTCCTATATAACTTTCGTCTTCATCTCGATAATATGAAAACCATTTACCGTTTGTTTGTGAGTTTAGAGCTGAAGTTCCATTATCACTAATTGATGCAATTAACTTACCTCCTGGACGCTTTAATAAGCCATGTGTTACATCAGGTATTACATTATTAGCTACACTAACTTGTCCAGGAATTTTCAATTCATCTGGTTGTTGTGATAATCCTCCAGTCAGCGTTGGTATTGTTTGAGTAACACTTGACATTATCTTCTATTTAATATTTGGAAAGGTTGGAATGGTGCATATGCAGTTTTCTCTGGCCAACCCATATAGTTATGGTCGCCTTGAGCACACTCATAATCTAAGACGCTTGCTCTTGCAGATGCTTCTTGTACTTGTAACAATGCTGCTAATTCTCTATTTGCAACTTGTTGTACAGCTGCACGAACTGAAGCTTTTGAAATAATATATCTTTGGAAAACTGGAGGAACATCTTCAAAAGGATATAAGGTAACAATATCTAAATATTGATCTTCAGTGAATTGATCAGTATGTTCAACTAAATCATATAGTCTTCCATTTCTTCTAACTAAATCTTTTGACTTATCAAGACGCTTATCATGTAAATCATATCTTAAATAGTTACTAGGAATTACTATATATTTTGTTGTAGAATCAGGAGTAACTTTTACATTATCCTCAGTATTAAAATGCCATCCTTCATTTTGGACATCTTTATTAGCTTCAACTAATAAATTATAAACAAACGCAGTTTCTGGATTATTAAAATTTAGAGTAGTTAAAGGTGATTGACCTATGCTACCCAAGATTGAGTTAACTGCGGATAGTTCGGTATCGGGTTGAATTGTTGTGGTAGCCATAGATAAAAAAAAAGGGACCCGAAGGTCCCGTATAAAAGTATAAATTTAGAATGCAGCGTCTGCTGAACCAACGTGTAATTCCACGCAAGCAGCAGGGTTTAAGTAATCTGCACCCATTGCAAGACGACCAAGTATTACGTCACCTTGATAAATAACAGAGATGTCTCCATTAGTTACTTGAACTTGAGGTCCAATAGCTTCTACTACACCAGCAGCTTCTCTTTGGAAGATTAAACCGCATGATCCAGCGAAGTCACCAGATTCACCATAGCCATTGTTAACACCAGCAATGTTGAAAGCACAAGCTGTTCCGCCTGAAACGGTTCCACTTGCAGTATCAGTAATTGTAAAGGTATTAGCATCAGGTACAGTTGCAACTGTGTAAGTACCAGAAGTACCATTACCAGCTGTAGCATCAAACACAACCTTATCGCCAACAGAAATTCCGTGACCATTAAGTGTTACTGTGATTGCTGTTCCAGATCTTGCATAAGTTGCTGTCTGTCTACCAGCAGCTGAATCCATAGATTGACCTATGAATGAACCAGCATTAGAGATAGTATTAGCAGTACCGAACTTACCTAAGAATGGTAGGTTCATTGACTTATAGATCTTGATACCAGCGATAGATACTACACCTTCTCCAGACTGTAAACCTGTACCTTGAACGTCTCTGTTGATTAGTCCATTGTCACCTGTTTGTTGGATAAGTGCATAGTACTGTCTTGGGTTAAGAACAGCTACACGTCCCTCAGAGCTAACTCCTTTCTCATCTAGTACAGCAGCAGCATCGTAGAAACCAGTAACAAGGTTAGAAGCAGAAGTTGCTTGTGTGTTGTTCTGAGTTCCATTTAACTGGATCTGTGTACCGCCAGGTTCTACGAAACCAGACGCAGAAATCGGAGAAGCTTGACGAGCACCTTTTGCAATTGCTCTGAAAATTTTTCTGTCATAATTCTCAGCAAGTGCATAACCGATCTTACGAGAAATTTCTCCTCTTAAGTCATAATGAGAAAGTGTCTCATCTAGGTCATATACAAATGCAGAGCTGACTAGAAGGTCATCCATAACAATAGTTTTCTCAGCTACTGGAGGTGCCTTGTCAGCGTTTCCTAATATAGGAGTTCCAGGAGTATGATAGTCACTTGTCATGCGACCTGTGTAGATAAATTGAAGACTCTTACCGTTCTTCAATGTACGCTTCATAACTAAGTCACGAGCGATTGTGTTATGTTGGAATCCCTTAAACATCTCTCCACTAAAGAGTTTAAGGTAGGTGGCGTACTTGTCGCCAGCTCCGTCATAACCTACGCCGGTTGATAGATTAATTCTACCTATACCGACCTGATTAGCATCAGCCATTTTTTATTAAAATTTAAAGGTATATTTACTTGTCTCTTTACGTAAAAAGTTTCGAGTCTTAATTAGACTCATTGATATTCGTGGTCTATCCCACCGTCTAGACGGCTAATGGTATCCTCCTTAGAGGGCAAAAGCCAAACTGAAAAGAGATCCGACTCTGAGGTGTCTCTTCTCTCATATGATATAGAACGTGTAAACCTTCTATAAAAGTAAAAAGAGCCACAACCGAAATGGTTGCAGCCCAAACAGAATTTAGCTTCACTTAACTATTTTTGTGTAAGCAATGCCACGATATACGTAGGTTACTTTCATGGGTAATCTCCATATACCTAATCCCCGTTCCATGATTAGGTTTCATGCGTCCCGTAAAGGATGAACGGACGTGACATTAATAAGAAGGTTCACCTTCAGGTTCTTGCTGTTTAACTTCACCTGTAAGTGCTTCTTCTAATGATTGATATTCTTCTTCTGGTTCTTTGATTACATTTTCTAGAACCTTATTGTTTTGGTGTGGCATATTATTCCAATGGCGTATAACACCTGAGATGATAAAACAATTAGTTATTAAGTAACTAATAAAAATAAAAGTACGAGTGATAGCTATAACATTGTCATAAGATTTAGTCTTATCATCGCTAAAGCTACCAAGAGCGTACTTCCATATAGTCCAAAATTTTTTAGCCAATTTGTGGAGCTGTAAGAGCTACTGTTGTAGACTCAGCTGCTGCTAAATCAAGTGGGAAGTTGTGTGCGTTACGTTCATGCATAACTTCAAATCCAAGGTTTGCTCTGTTTAAAACATCAGCCCATGTTGGGATAACCTTCCCATTAGTATCAACAATGGATTGGTTAAAGTTGAACCCATTGAGATTGAACGCCATAGTGCTGACTCCCATGGAGGTAAGCCATATGCCAACCACTGGGAAAACACCAAGGAAGAAATGAAGAGAACGAGAATTATTAAAGCTCGCATATTGGAAAATTAACCTACCGAAGTAGCCATGAGCTGCAACGATGTTATATGTCTCTTTGTCTTGACCAAATTTATAACCATAGTTCTGCGAGACATCCTCTGTTGTTTCCTTAATAATCGAGGAAGTAACGAGGCTTCCATGCATAGCAGCGAACAAAGCTCCACCGAATACCCCAGCAACACCGAGCATGTGGAACGGATGCATAAGGATATTGTGTTCTGCTTGGAATACGAACATAAAGTTAAAAGT